TTTAGAATTAATTTCTATAGCTGTATCCTTAGACGAAATAGTAAATCAATTAAGGTTTGCTAATCTAATCAATATCTTAAATTCTAGTACGATTAAAGGCAAGGAACGGCTAGAACTTTTAAAAGGTATTAACGGGGGCACTCATGCAAGAAATTAATAGAATAGCTACTAAACTACTAGCCAATAAAATACCTTATATGACTAGAAGACATTTTATCGTTTTAGCGGATGAATTAGGGGTAGATAAATTCTACTATAAATCAGAAATAGCCTACCATGAAAAGTTAGAACGCATGATAAAATATTGCCAATTATCTAATTCTAGATTTAATCTTCATACTTTTAAAGATAGAATAGATAAAACTTTTAATGAAACTAAAGCGGAAGCTTCTAGAACTGTTGGGGGTACTATATGAGTTATAAGCTTGAACTAACCAAACCCGCTGATATTAGGGGTTCAATTCATGGTAAAATTGACGCCTATACCAATTTATATGATATTATTGGGAATATGCCTGTATCTGAAATAAACGCAGATAAAGTTTTACATATTATTAGTAGTAAATTAAGATATCTAGGCTGTAAAAATCTAGAGGTAAAAGCTAGTGTACCTAGAAATTATAAAATTCATGCTTAATAAACTTGAAATAAAATCTGATGGTTGAAATAATTCTTGTTTGTATTTTAGTCTTAGCAATTACAGGCTTATAACTTTTATACTTGCTATTTGATAAAATTAGGTATTAACTAAAATATTCATAATTCCTTCTTAACCGCCCCGCTTGAACTTGGGGGTACTCAAGCGGGGTTTTTTAATGCCTATTTGTAGTTATTCTAGCGGGTTTATTGGGGTTCTTAGCCTAGTTTACATCTTAAAGGCTTTTTGGTGTTGTGTGTTGATTTCTAGGGCTTTTTAGGGGCTTGATGGTTCGCAATATGTACAGCTAATAATCTTCTAGAATATTGTTAACTAGTCATTTAAAATTTGTCAGCCTACTTAACAGGGGGGTTGTTCGGGTGTGTTCGCGGGAACAACCCGCAGAAATAACCCCTATTAAAACCTAGTAAAAATTTACACTATTCTCGGAGTATTTCTGGAAGTAATTTTTAGTAGTTTTCCGCGGTCTATGATTGTTGTTATAACAAAAAGTTATCGGAAGCATGTACTATAATATAAATATTTATATATTTCAAGGGGTTACTAGGGGTAGTGGGGGGTGGTACCTAGGTTGTATGCAATGCCGGTAGAATTTGTATATTTCTGGGGTGTAAACTAGTAAACTGCAAGCCTTGTATTTAGGGTAACCCTACTTGGTTTACCTATACGGGGGGTAGTACGTAAGTCCCCGGGGCGGGGGGTATACTCCCTATTATACACCGTATATCAAATCTGTCAAGTAAAAAATGCATTCTAGGGGTATTCCTATGATTTTATTGGGTTTTTATTTGGGTTTTTCTAATTTTTTTATTATTTTTTACTTGACAAGTAGCGTAAAACGTGTATAATATATAAGGTAGGTGCAATAACTACATAAATTTTCCTTAGTTAACTATTAGTGAATATAAAAGAGAATAGAGATGTACAGATATGTGCCTAAAAAAGCTATATATTAGGAGGAGGAGGATATGGCTACAGAAGAAAAATTAACATCTAAGCAAATTATATCTAGAATATATAGTCTTATGAGAGGTGTTGTATCACCTGAATTTGTTATAGCAGAATTAAAAAAGAAAAAAAATGCTAAAGGCGGTAAGCTAAAACTAGCACACGGCGGCAAGGCTAAGAAGAAATATGGTGTTGTAGGCAAACCAATTCTTAAAAAAGGAGGAAAAGCCAAATGAGTAACGGAAAGACTAAATCCGATAAGGATAGATTATTACAGAAATTATCAGGTGGCACTGGTGGAAGAACTGCATCTGACTTAGATAAGTCTATGATTAGTAGAGCTTATGCTTTAGCAAGAAGCGTAATAAGTCCCGGTAAAGCTATGTCTGATAAAGATTTTATAGCGGCTCTAAAAAAGGTAAGGGACGCTAAGAAAAAAGGCAAGCCCCATCTAAAACACGGTGGCAAGGCCAAGAAAATGAGAACTTATAAGAAAGGCGGAAAAGCCTAATGGGAAAACAGGGAAGTATATATAGCCCGGCATTAAAAACACGTACAGTCGGAACTTATAAAGCTCCATCAGTAGGACAACATAAAGCTATGTTAAAAGCTGAAGGAATTAAATATAAAGGTTTATCTAATAAAGATATAGTTAATTTAGCTAAAAAGATTAGCCAATATAAAAAACAGATACCATCTAGTACTTGGTCTAAACTTAAATCATCAGATGTAAAAAAATTTATTACTGACCCTATAAAGAAAAAAAAGTCTAAATTAATAAAACGTACAGCAATATTAGGAATAGGTGCTACAGCAACAGGAGCATTGGTTCATAGGGCTAAACAAAAAAAAGGCGGAAAAGTCTAGTGCATCTACTCCCCCAAAAACACGTACCCAAAAAGGAACTAACGGAACGGCAGGAACTCTTTGTGGATGCCCTTATTGAGAACGGCGGGAATATATCCCAAGCGATTCGCAAGGCGGGCTACAAGGACACATCCCGTGCGTGGCTAGTTGATTCGGTGGCAAACCAGATAGTGGAACGTACTCAGCGGTACCTAGCGACCCATGGCATGAAAGCGGCGAATAACCTTATTAGTGCATTAGATGAAGACGGAACAACCCCCAAGGGTGATATTCGGCTGAAGGCGGCGGAAAGCCTTCTTAACAGGATAGGTATAGGTTCAAGGGAGATTATAGACCATAATATTACGGCACTGCATGGGGTGGTGCTTTTACCGAATAAACGAGAAGAAGTTATATTAGAAGGAGAGAACTAATGGCATTACCGGCAGCAGCAGTAGTTCTAGCATTTATAGCTCGAGTAGGCGGCCCTTTGGCTATTAAAAAGGCTATAAAGAAATTTGGAAAGAAGGCTGTACAAAAAGCTACGGATAAGATGACTTATATAGGCAAGGAAATTTCTAAGAAATCCAAGTCATTCAAGGATACAAAGATAGCGAAGGAATCAGCGAAAATACAGGCTAAGTTAAACTTGCCTAAGCAATCCCCTACTTTTTATAGGAGACTGGAAAAAGGCGGAAGTGTAAAGAAATATGCCGAGGGAAGTGAAGTTAGAAAACCCAAGTATTAGATGGCAGATATTGAAGATATTAAATTTGACTATAAAGGTCTTTCAGCAGATGATGCAAAGGAGATTAAAACAGAAGTTAATCAATTAAAGAGTAGCATTAAGCATTATAAAAGTGAATTAAAAAGACCTGTCTTTAAATTTTTTTCCGGTGAAAATAGTCATCAAATAGCAAAGCGATTAGTTAAAAATTATTCTAAAGATTTACTTGCAATAGCAAAAAGTTTAGGTATAGGAGGATTAAAAGCTGTACCATTTATAGGAACAATAGCTTCATTAGGTATGGCAAAAAAAGTAGGTTCAGGAGAATTAACAAAAGAACAAAAAAGAACATTTTCAAGAAAGAAACAACGAATAAAAACCTACGCTAGAGGGAGCATAGTACGAAAGCCTAAGTATTAGATGAACCTAACAACAACAAAAGACTACAGATTTAGAGACTGGATTAGAGAGAATTACAAGATAAACCCAAATACATTAAAACCAAAGGAACTACACGAAAAGTTTATAGTATATTTAGCATGGAAACAAGCGGAACAACCACCCAACAACGAAAAACTTCAACAATACCATATGGATACAAATTAGATGACAGTAACACGAAAATATTACACCCTATCCCAGAAGAGCTTGAGGCGTATCGAAAAGCAAAGGATTATTTGCAATCTTGCTCTTATCGGGAAGTTGCTACTTGGCTGTCGGCTAAAACCGGACGAAAAATATCTGCCCAAGGACTACGAAAGAAAGTTTTAGGGGAGAATAGTACATAATGACAATATCAGAAAAACGACAAGCATCAAAAATTATAGAAAAAAAGAAATTAATTCAGGGTATAAAACAAAAAAATCCTGAGATTAGTAAGGTACAGCTTTCTAAATATAATATTGATGATTTAAGGAAAATTCAAATAGCTATAGGTAAAAAATATTATAAGGATATTTTAAAAAAGGAAAAAGATTTACGGTTGGGTTTAAATAGACAGAAAATGAAATATGGTGGTAAAAATGGTAAGCCAAATAAAAAGGGCGGAAAAATTAAAACTTATAAAAGGGGTGGAAAAACTAAGTGAATGAAATATCACCTCCAAAACCTAAAAGACCTTACTATTTCAGCATGGATACAAAAGTTCGCATGGCGGCTCAGAAGAAGTTACGCCAAGCTAAGAAAACAGCTAAAAATAAGGTAAAACAGGTAAAAAAACAGCGAGATAAGGTTAGATTCCTAGAAAAAGGGCTAAAAAAGATAGAAGGAACCCTAACAGGGCAAAATCCTTCTGCCTTAACGGAAAATGACATAAAACTGGCTCCTAAAGCTCTTCGAGAGCATATAGAACAGGAAAATATAGTATTTAGGCCTAATGTAGGCCCACAAACAGATTTTTTGGCCTCCCCGGAACGTGATGTTCTATATGGAGGTGCAGCAGGCGGTGGAAAATCATATGCTCTACTGGCTGATTTACTTAGATATGCTCATTTACCCGACCACAGGGCACTATTGATTCGGAGAACTCTCGATGAATTAACAGAGCTAATAGATAAAAGCAAGCAATTATACCCTAAAGCATTTCCGGGAGCAATATTTAAGGAATCAAAGTCCATGTGGATTTTTCCTAGTGGAGCTACCGCTTGGTTTTCCTACTTGGATAGGGATAAAGATGTAACTCGATACCAAGGACAATCCTTTAACTGGATAGGAATAGACGAAATAACACATTACCCAACACCTTATGTATGGGAATATCTACGTTCAAGACTAAGAACAACCAACCAAGAAATAAAACCCTACATGCGATGCACTGCCAATCCCGGCGGTGTAGGCGGATGGTGGGTAAAGAAAATGTATATTGACCCCGTTCCCCCGAATGATACATTTGCGGCTCGGGATATGGAGTCAGGAGAAATATACAGGTGGCCTGAACAGCATGAAAATAAAGGAAAGCCGCTTTACTATAGAAAGTTTATACCGGCTCGCTTAACAGATAATCCTTATCTTATGAGGGATGGACAATATGAAGCCATGCTTCGTTCATTGCCCGAGGTAGAAAGAAAACGATTACTGGATGGTGATTGGGAAGTTGCAGAAGGTGCAGCCTTTCCGGAATTTATGCGTTCTACTCATGTAGTAGAGCCTTTTGAAGTTCCTATAGGATGGCAACGAATGCGTTCTGGTGACTATGGGTATGCGTCTCCGTCTTGTATTTTATGGGGTTGCATAGATTTTGATGGAAACATCTATATTTATCGTGAGTTATATAACTCTGGATATACAGGTGATGTACTAGCTAGACTTATACTGGAGATGGAACGAAAAGACCCTGAGATGTTCTTGTCTGTACTCGACACAAGTTGTTGGAACAAGACAGGAATAGGCCCTAGCATAGCTGAAACTATGATTCGGAATGGTGTCCGTTGGATACCGGCAGATAGGGATAGAATAGCAGGAAAAGTAGAGGTACATAGAAGACTGGCCTTGAATCCCCTAACAGTGGAACCAAAATTAAAGATATTCAGTACTTGCACGAATTTAATTAGGACTCTAGCAAGTATACCAACTTCTAAACTTAATCCGGAGGATGTTGACACAAAAGCGGATGACCATGCCTATGATGCACTTCGATATATGATAATGACACGGCAATCAAGTCAACCAACATTTGGAATGGCACTAAAGAAAATAAAGGATAGGGTACAGTATGACCCAAGTGATAGAGTTTTTGGGTATTAGGAATGTCTGATAAATTAGGTATAACAATCGATTGGGGTGGAAACAGAAATTCTGTTTGGAGGCAATTAGTTTGGTATGCTACTCGTAATAGTTATTACAATACAACTGCTGAACTAAAGATTGCATTTGCTGAAGGGCAAATAAGTAAGGCTGACTTTTCATTTTATAAGGATATGCTTTTTAGCTATAAGCCAAAAAAGAATATATTTTTAGATACAGATATACAAAAAAGGCATTACCGGTCATCTATAGAAAAAACAATTTCAAATACATTTGATAAGGGGGTAAAGGAATATTCTAAACCTAATATCATTGAATCATCTAGTAAAAAAATGCAACTATTAGATTTCAAAGAAGGTGAAGTTATAACAGACGAATTAATACAGCAAAAGGCAGAAAAAGCTGCTGAAATAGAAATGCGTAATCGAAATTATAAAACACCACTTCAAATTAGAAATAATCCTAATATACCTTTTAGTTATGCACAACAAGAATCATTTTTAGAAAATGAAAAGCAAAGGTTAATAACAGAAAATAAAAATAAAATTAGAGCACATTTTGCAGATTTAGAGACAAAAAATATAGAGATGGCTAGGGTTAAATCTGGTGAAACAAGTACAATAACATACGAGAAAAAAAGAAAGAAAAGAAAAGAATCTATCAAAGAAAAGAAAGTTAAAATTGCACCACGAAAAACAACAACTATAAAGCAAGTTATATCTGATTTTGATATTCGTAACGTACAAGGTGGAAAGCCTATAATATCTACACAACAAGCCAAGGGGCCTGCAGGGACTACCATATCTGAATTTACTGATAGTGAAATAAATCAAAGGATTAAAGTTCTTAAAACTAAGATACACGGAAAACTTCCTAACACCCGTGGATTATCTTTAACGGAAAAACTTCGTACATATGAAATTGAATATGCCCGTCAATATAAAAAGGCAATTCCTTCTTGGGCTAAAGTAAAAAAAGCCGCTACAACTATTGGTAAAGTTGGAAAAGGAGTATTAAAAAAAATACCCATGATAGGTGTTCCATTTGAAATTAAGCGTATGAAAAAAGAATACGAGCAAATAATGGCAGGAGAACATCCTATATTTCCTTCTGTTGAAAAACTTAGTCAGAGAGTATATAAAAAAGGTGGCAAGGTGTCATCAAGAAAAATAAAACCTTATGCTGTAGGAGGTAAAGTCTACAGTCAACCAATACGAAAACCTAAATTTTTATAAAAAGGAGAAAATTATGCCACAAGATGATTATAACTATGGTAAAGCCTACATATGGAAACAGGATAAAGAAAAATGGAATAGACCTGATGCCCCATTGACACGCTTCAAAAAAGACTTTGATGCACATGGTGGAACAGGACAACCTAAAGAATTTATCCAAAAGGCAGCAAATAATAGTAATGAAAAACTTAGTTCAACTATTATGAATGCCGATAAGGAAAAACCATTAAATGGCAATAGCAACGATTAAGATATTTAGAAAGTAATACATGGCGAAAGATATAAAAGCAACTTTGGATGCTACGTCTACTTTAAAACCTGATGATGTCCCTCATATTGTTGGATATATAGAACGAAAATATAATGAAGCAAAAACTTCTCGTTCTACACATGAAAGTAGATGGTTACGTGCATATAAAAATTATCGTGGTGTATATGATTCAACAACACAATTTAGGGATTCTGAAAAAAGTAAGGTATTTGTAAAAATTACAAAAACCAAGACACTAGCAGCTTACGGGCAAATAGTTGACATACTTTTTTCTAACAAGAAATTTCCTATAACTGTTGAGTCTACACCTGTGCCTGAAGGCATAGATGAATTTGCTCATCTAGCAGTTCCGGGTGAAGAACAGATTTCACCCGCAGGATATAATGGTGATGGACGAGAATTACTACCGGGTGCAACAGAAGCAACATCTATTAAGTTAGGAGGATTAGCTTCCGAGTATGAAAATGCTAATTTACTTAGTGGAAAAAGCAGATTAGGTAGCCCCCAAATAAATCCTGCAGCAGAAACTGCAAGACGAATGGAAAAAGTTATTCACGACCAATTGCTTGATTCTAATGCAATGAATGTTTTACGACATGCTATTTTTGAATCAACTTTACTGGGAACAGGAATTATAAAAGGCCCTTTAAATTATTTAAAGACAATACATAAATGGAGTACAGAAGCAGTACTAGGAAAACTTTATGACCCATATGAAAAGGAAATTCCTAGAATAGAAGGTGTTTCTTGTTGGGATTTTTTTCCAGACCCTGCAGCAATAAGCCTTCCTGATTGTGATTATGTTATTGAACGGCATAAATTTACACGTTCTCAACTAAGAGATTTAATTAAGCATCCTCATTTTAATGAAGAAGCTATAGGTGAATGCCTAGCAATGGGTGGAAATTATAATACTGAATATTATGAAGATATAATTCAAACCTATGATAAACAAAATTATGGTGAAGGTGTAACATCCGATAGATATGAGGTTTTAGAATATTGGGGTGTATTAGATGTATTTCTTGCAGAACAAATAGGATTAGATGTAAACGATAAGGATGGTTACTTAGACCAAGTTCAAATAAATGCTTGGATATGTAACGGTAAACTTATTCGTGCTGTAAAAAATCCATTTACACCGGAACGACTACCTTATTATTCTGTTCCATATGAAATAAATCCTTATCAGTTATTTGGTGTAGGCGTTCCTGAAAACATGGAAGATGCACAGTTACTTATGAATGGGCATGTTCGCATGGCTATAGATAACTTGGCTTTAGCAGGTAATTTAGTTTTTGATGTGGATGAAGCATCATTAGTACCGGGACAGAATATGGATATATTTCCCGGAAAGATTTTTAGAAGACAATCAGGTGTAACGGGAACAGCTATCAATGGATTAAAGTTTCCCAATACAGCACCAGAAAATTTACAGATGTACTTACAAGCTAGGCAACTGGCTGATGAAGAAACTGGAATACCTTCTGTTATGCATGGTCAGACAGGCGTAACAGGTACAGGTCGTACAGCAGCAGGATTATCTATGATTTTAAGTGGGGCAAATCTATCTATAAAAACTGTAATGAAAAATATAGATGATTTTCTACTAAAACCATTAGGTGAAGCATTCTTTCAATGGAATATGCAGTTTAATGAAGATAATCTTGATATAGTTGGTGATTTGGAAATTAAACCTAGAGGAGTGGCTAGTGTAATACAAAAAGAAGTTAGGTCGCAAAGACTAACAACTTTATTACAAACTGTTGCTAACCCAATGTTAGCACCGTTCATTAAAATACCTAATCTTATTAGGGAACTGGCAATATCACAGGATATTGACCCCGATAGTTTGGTTAATGACATGAATGACGCACAAATCTTTGCAGAAATTTTAAGAGGTTTAAATGCTAGACAAGAAGATGGCGAGCAGACTCAAGCCGGTAGTCAACAATCCCCAAGTGTGGGAGGCTCTGGAGAGCCACCTGCAGGAGCTAATGCAGGAGATTCATCAGGCGTTGGTGGCGGCACAATCGGAACAGGAAATGTTCCGCAATCAGGGGAAAGCAATTTTACTGGGGCAGCTTCGCAGCCTTAGAGATGTGGTTAATAATTTTGAAAAGAATAATTAGGGAATAGAATGGAATTTACTGATGTATTTAAACATGGGGCTGCAACTGCGGCTGTTTTATCAACAACAAAAACACCAAAACTTAGTGACATAGAAGTTAAAAAGGATGGTGATAAAACAGACAATGAAATGGAGAGTCTTCTTGGTTCAAAAGACAAGGTTAAAGAATTTATTCCTCCTTTTGAATCAACATTAACTGTTGAAGAATTAGAAAAGCTAGGACTTAAAAAAGATGCAGCCGGGCAATTAGTTGCCATGGATGCTGTTACAGCAGGAAAAATGCGGGATGTAAATGCTGAAATTGATAATGGAATAGAACAATATCGTGATACTATTAACGCCATAGCCAATTCAGATGCAAATGATACATCTAATATTCAAGGTTCTGAAAAACATAATAGTATTGGTGGAAATTCCTATACACTATCAAATGGAAATTTAGCAGTAACATCAAATGATTCCATATCAGCAAAATACTTTCAAGATTTGGCAGATAAGGCCCTAAACGATAAGGGGTCTTTATATAGAAATACAACAGGAAAAGTAACAGGAAGTGCCGCTTGGCAACAAATGACTAAATCCGATTTAGGAAAATCATTTACAATGCCATTGCTAGCTTCTATAGTTAGTGGTGGTACTTTTCCTATTGTAGGAGTATTTGGTATGTGGCAAGCAAATAGAGATAAATTAGAACAGGCTACAAATTTAGTAAATGATATGCAGGGAGGTACATTTGATAATACTAAACCATATGGCTATAGAAGTGGACAGCAAGTATTTAATTTTATGCTCGGATGGCAAAATCTAGACGGAGAACTAAAAAAAAGAGGAACAAATTTAAAGGATTTTGTTAGGTGGGGTCACAGCCAAGGTTTTGTTACTAACCAAGTTTTAGCTAATATTAATAAGTATAATCCTGAATATTTTGAAAAAGTTAATACTATAAATGCTAGAGCAGAACTCGGTGAGAAACAAAGAAAAATTGAAGAGGCCGATGGAATCATGGGGGTAGGAGATACTACTTTTGTAGATAAAGGTACAGGAGAACCAGTTGGATTAGGACAATCTATACATGGTGAAGCAGTAGCTGTAACATCAACTAAACCAGAACCTACTATTCGTGTACCGCATGATATAACATCTGTTACTAAACCAGAACCTACTGTTACTAAACCAGAACCTACTGTTACTAAACCAGAACCTGAACGTGACCGTGGTGGTGGTCAACCAATTAGTGGGCCGCATGAATCATCTGGTGGTGGTTCTAGTGTTTATACTAAACCAAGTCCTACTAGACGGGGGCCTCATGCCGGAGGTTATCAAGCAGGTGGCCCTTTAGGAAATCCTATGGGACAGCAACAAGAACAACAACAACCGCTACAAGACGCAGGAAATCTAGAACTTGTTCAAGAGCAAGGAAAAGACCAGACGGGCGTAGCAGATGACGTGAAACGACAGTTAAATGAAGGTGACTTTGTAATTAATGCACCTGCCCGTGAAATGGCGGGTCATAGTGATATCGAAAGAATGATTACAAAAGCCATAACAGAATTACAGCGTAAAGGAGTTAAACTTGATTTTGGACAAACTGCAGAAGACCCTGATTCAATTGTTCAAGCTTTAGTTAGTAATAAAGAACTAATAATACCAAAAGTTATAGCACAGCAAATTGGTTATGACCGCTTAGAGAAAATAAACAACCGTGGAAAACAACGGGTTGATGAAATAGAAAAAGAACAACAACAACAACAAGATAAAGGATTTATTCAAGGGCAACCCCCAACACAGCGTGTAGAACCACAGCAAGGAGTACAAATGGGGGGTCAAATAACACTAGAAGAAAATAAGAATCAACCGATAGCAATACCAAGAGAAAGTTTTGCGGGAATGAGTTCAGTAGGCAAGCGATTGCTATCTCCTTTAGCTCCTGAACAGCAAGACAGGGAAAAAGAATTGCTAGAACTAGCAAAACCTTCACAAAGTTTTGAGGGATTTTTGAAGCCTATTAAGATGGCAGGAGGTGATATAGTACAACAAAATATATCAAGAGCAGATAGAAATAATAATCCTTTTAATTTAGCATCAAATGATAAGACTGATATATTTTATGGTTCTATAGGAAGGGATATAGAAAATTTATCAAAAGAAATGCCTAAAAATGGATTTTTAAAATTTGATACTTTAGATAATGGTTTAAGAGCAGGTGCTTATGTTTTACGAAATCAGTATAATAATATGAACGCTGATGAAATAGCAAATAGGTGGAGTAAAACTGATAAAGTATTTTATGCCCAAGCAATAAAAAATAAATTTGGAAATAACAAAATAAATACTCAAGATGATAAAACATTATTAGAATTATTAAAAATAATGACTAACCAAGAAGGAACTAAACAAGTATTTAGTGAAGACCAATTAAGAAACGCAATCAAGGAATCAAACAAAGAAAAAGAAAATGCTACTTGGGCGAAACCAATAATAAAACCAATAATAAAAGAAAAACCAGATACTAGAATTAATGTAATACCTAAACCCAAACCCCAACAAACGGGGATGATGGCAGTAAATTAACAAGTTTCCTGAAGTAACACTCAGGATTAGTACAAGGCTACTTATGCACAAGGCATAACCCCGGTGTACTCAACAACCAAGAATCGGCTACTCATATGGAAGTATGACCCCGAAGGAGGAAAAATGGCTCAAGCGAAAGCGAAAGAAGCTGAAATACAAGAAAAAGAAGATGTGGCTGAAGAAAACGTGGCGACTCCCTACCGAAATCCTTATCGCAAGGATGACTACAAAGAGGTAGAAGACCCCCGTAAAACTGCAGAGGACACCCAAGAGGCAACTCCTAAAGATGCAGGTTTCATAACAAAAAGCGAAACACAGCCAACCCACGACTATAAGAAAAGATATGATGACTTGAAAACTCACTACGACAGAAAGATTAATGAATCTAGACAGAAAGAGGAAGAGCTTCAAGCAAAACTTAGAATGGCTGAAAAAAACAAGGCAATGGCAAACTACAAACCGCCAAAGTCTGATGAAGAACTAAAGCAATTCAAGGAAAAGTATCCAGACGTATATGATGTGGTAGAGACAATTTCTCAAAAGCAAGCTGTACAACAGGTTGAAACTCTACAAGGTGAAGTTAAAACACTTCGCAAACGGGAAGAAGACTTAATTGTACAAAATGCATATAGGGAATTGTTGAATGTACATGCGGACTTTAATGAAATTAAGGACTCACCTGAATTTTTAGAATGGTTGGATATTCAACCTTCATCAATTTCAGATGGTGTAACTAAGAACAATAAGGATTCCAAGTGGGCAATTCGTGTTCTAGACTTGTACAAAGCAGATAGCGGTTTAAGCAAAGGCAAACCAAAATCAACTACTGGTGCAGCAACAAGCGTGACAAAGACTAGAGCTAAGTCTGTAAATCTTGATGCTAACTCCGGTAAGAAAATTTGGAAGTCTTCTGAGGTTCAACGATTGAAACCTTGGGAGTTTGAGAAAGTTGAGAAAGAAATTGATTTGGCTGTTAAAGAAGGCCGATTTGATAGAGATGCTTAATTTTTTCTAACCTTAACTTAGAAACTCATAAGGAGGCTAATAATGGCGATTAGTGCGTCAGGCGGTTACGCCAATTTACCGGCAGGTAATTGGTTACCGGCAGTATATAGCCAAAAAGTTTTAAAATACTTTCGTAGAACCTCGGTTGCTGAAGATATCACCAACACAGATTATGCGGGAGAAATTGAAAACTACGGCGATACTGTAAAAATTATTAAAGAGCCTACTGTTTCGGTTTCTAGTTACAACAGAGGTGCTGTTGTAAATACACAAGATTTGGCTGATAATCAGACAACTCTTGTTGTGGATACAGCTAACTACTTTGCTTTTAAAGTAGATGATATCGAAGAAAGACAATCACACGTCAACTGGGAAGCCCTAGCGACTTCTTCAGGTGCTTACGCCTTAAAACGTAAGTATGACCGTGATATCTTAGAAGGTATTTCTACTGCTACTAGCATTAACTCTGGAACTACTGTCACTGTTACAACAGGTGCAACTGCTTTTGATATATTAGCGGAAGCATCTAGAGTACTGGATGACAACCATGTTCCAGAAGAAGGTAGATGGTTCGTTGCGGCACCAAAGTACTATCAGTTCTTAGGACATGATGATTCCAAAGTTGTTGACATGAGTGTCATGGCAGCTAGTGAAACATCACCACTTAGAAATGGTATGGTAACTAATAAACCGGTAATGGGCTTTAACTTATATAAATCAACGGCATTAAATAGGTCTGGTACAGACTATATTACTGTTTCAGGAACAGGAAATGGATTTTTCTGCATGGCAGGACATATGTCTTCTACTGCAACTGCTTCGCATATTGCGAAAACAGAAGTAGTTAGGGATACCGACTCATTTTCTGACATAGTAAGAGGGTTACACGTTTACGGGCTGAAGGTATTAAGACCTGAAGCAATCGTAAGAACTGTAGCTGTCTTAGCATAATAGGGAGGGTATACAATGGCAACTTATCAAATAAGTCCGGCTAGCGGAACTGCTGGCCATCCATCAAAAGCACCTGACCTTAAATGTGTCAGTGTGGTGGTTGATTTCAGTTCAACAACTAATGCGGCGAATGATATCTTCGAATGTATCACTCTTCCAGCTAACACCTACGTGGTTACAGCAGGAATTGATATTATTACAGCAGATACAGCAGGCAATAGTGGAACTTTAGGATTAGGCGATGGTGCCGATGTAGATAGATATATTACTACAGCAGCTACAACTACTGCAGGTCTGATGACAATCAGAGAACGAGCAGGTCATAGCGGAATGAGTACAACATCTATTAGCTACGGCATTTATGCAGCAACCGATACAATAGATATAAAAGTAACTACTGGAGAGGTTAACTGCGTGGTACGTGTCTGGGCACTCACTGCAGACTTTAATGGTTATGCAGGCGATAGCGATGGACAAGTAGTAACATTTGCTTAATAAAACTTAATTAAGGGGGGGCGAATTATTCGCCCTCTTTTACAAACACAAACAAATTTTTTTTAAATAACAAGGAGACTAAAAAAATGGCGTATAAAAATTTCGGTATGGCAGGTATTGGAAGTGTCGCCGGGTGGTCAGTTCAGTCTGCCGCAACAACAGGGAGTAGTGCGAATGTCACTAATACCATTCATAAACAGGTAACAAATGGAACTTCTATGATTGGTGTGTATTCGGCTGTAAAATTATATTTTAATTTTTCGACTACTACTACCGATGTTAATGCGTCAAATGATTTAGTACTTGACAAGGATACTTTAATATTTTTAACTGTACCTTTATCACTTGGCCCGGGCAGTATCTATTTTAATCACAACTCAACCAGTACAACTACTGGGGCGGTAAGAATAGTGGAGATATAAGATGTTGACAGGAATGATGAGTTCAGTAGGAGCAGGTGCAACAATCCAATCCGGTGAACTAGATTTAACAAGTGGACTGGAAGTAGAAGGTGCAACAGTATTTAATGATTCCGGTGCTTCAGTAGATTTTAGAGTTGAAGGTAATACTAAAACACATTTATTATTTGTAGATGCAAGTCAAGATGGAGTAGGTATTAATACTGATACTGCTTATTTAAAACTTCATGTAGTAAATGATGCAGCTTCAAGTCCTTCATATGCATCTAACCAATGTGCAATATTTGAAGATGATAACAGACCCGGCATACAAATTGTTGGTAGTGCTAGCAACATAGGATTAATTGACTTTGGGGATAACGGGGCGGCAGGTTCTGGTGGAATTTATTATAAACACGCATCAGATGCTTTTGCTTTTGTTGCAGCCGGTGATGAACAGATAAGTTTATCGAATGGTGCACTTTCGCCAATTACAGATTCAGATGTAGATTTAGGTACTTCTTCTTTATACTTTAAGGATTCGTACATTGATACTATTACAACTACAGGAAATGTTACCATAGGTGGGGCAACGATAGCAACACGACCATCAGTAACAAACCTTGCCGATGACGGGTCAATTCTAATAACAGCAACTTGTGCAAACATAGACGCAAATGGTGGTGCCAGAACTGGAATTAGATTTGCAGGAACAGGAACAGCAGGACAAATATTAGCTGTTAATAATACTGGTGGAGAAGCATTAACATTTCATAATACGGAAGGCACTGCCTTGGTAAGAGGAATAGCCGCAGACCACGATACAATGGAAGCTAATTTTATGGGACTGTTTATATCTGATGGAAGTTTATGGAATCTAATTGCAGGTGGTGTTGATTCACAACCTGATGTAGGATTAACCGCTTCATAATGAATTTAAAGGCTAAAAAAGAGTCTTTACTTCAACAGCACCAAGACCTTACCAAACAAATCAATAGGAATATTGATTTAAGAAGTAGGGTCTTGGGAGCATTAGAACTTATAGAACAGATAGAAGGAGAAAAAAAGAAGAAGATGGGAACTTGTAAAAAATGTGAACACGGATGCCACTGCAGTGACGGAGGCTCCTGTACATCCTGTGAATGCAAGAATTGTGACTGTAAAAAAGAAAAACAGGAATTTACAACAAATTACAACGAGGATGACTACTGTGAATCATGTGGGGCATAAGTGCCATTTAAATCTAAAAAACAAGAGAAATTTTTATGGGCTAAAAAACCTAAAATAGCTAAAGAGTGGGCGAGTAAATACAATAAAGGTTCTAAAGTAAAAAAGAACAAACCAAAAAAGATTATAAAATAAGGAAATATGGCTACAACATATCTAACACTAACAAATAATGTTCTTAATGAACTAAATGAACCAGAATTAACTTCTACGACATTTTCTAGTAGTAGGGGTATTCAAACTTCAGTTAAAAAGTTTGTACTGAAAGCTATGCATGAATTATATAATAGTCTTTCAGAGATACCAGATTTATACTTATCAACTACTCAGGATACAAATGCAGGACAGCGAACATATAGTTTGCCTAGTTCAGCTTCTCCCCAATCAGGAGATTTAGCTTATAGAAAAATTGATTGGGAAACATTTCGCTTGGTTCCCAAGGAACTTATTACGAATGGAGAATTTACTTCCGCCATATCTAGTTGGACAAATGCAACAACAGGTGCTGTAGGAGGTGGAACACCCGCTTATAATTCAGGCGGTAATGGCAGAGCACGATTAAATGATGCGGCTTTATCACAATCTATTTCTACTACTAAAAATAAATCATATAGGGTTCAAGTACGAATATTTGATTCTTCTTCTGGAGGTTCAAGTTTAGCAGTAAAAATAGGAACATCGGCACATGATACAACAAATTTAAGTGAAACAATAACTGTATCAAATTATGGAGAAAGTAAAGTACTAGATACAACTTTTTCTGCAACAGTTGCAACAACGTATATAACTATAATTAATAGCGATGAAAATAATTTAGATGTAGATTATGTTCGTGTATCAGAAAATATACCAGTAAAAAAATTAAGGTATATAACATATGATAACTGGAATAGAATGTATTTGGAAAGAGATTTAGCCAATGATTCATCTGCTTATGGCACACCTGATATAGTTTATCCAACACAAGATAAAAAATTTGGTTTAACACCAGTACCCAATAAAAGTAACTATACAATTCAGTATGAGTACTGGAAAGTGCATACAGATTTATCGGCTCATGGTGATACAATGGATTTGGATGATAGATTCAAGGATGTAATAATTAATAAAGCAAAATATTATGCTCACATATTACGTTCCGATTTACAATCCGCCCAATTAGCTGATAGGGAATACAAAGAAGCTTTAAAAATTATGAGAATAGAATTTGTAAATAAAGCAACTTATATGACTGACCACAGAGTTAATCACGGGGGTAGAGTGGGTTCAGGAGTATTTTAATGCCTTATACAGGATTACAAAAACCTATGGTGGTAAGTTGTGCAGGCGGCTTAGTACTTAATAAAGATGTTTTTGCAATGCATCCGGGTGAAGCATTACAATTAAAAAATTTTGAACCATCAACTAAGGGTGGTTATAGAAAATTAAATGGAACAACAAAATATAATTCAACTATTGTAACACAAGTTTCATCATCTGATGAACGTATTTTATTATCTGCTATTTTTAATGATGTTATTATAGCAGGACGAGGTGGTACAGTTTATAATGGTACAACAAGCGGTTCTTGGACTTCAAGAGCTACAAGTAAAGGAACAACTTATACTTATGATTTTGATAAGTTTAATTATGATGGCACTGATAAAATTATTATAGCAACAGGTGCAGCAGCAGCTTTTACTTTAAATACTAGTTATACAGAAGATATTATAAATGCTACTGGTGGAGGTACTGCTCCAACAAATCCTAAATATGTAAAATCATTTAATAATCATATGTTTTACGCAGGTATGTCGGATGCAACATCTACTGTTCAATTTTCAGGGCCATTTACAGAAGATGACTTTGATACAGGCGGGGGTACAGTTAAGGTAGGTGATGTAATTACAGGAATGAAAGTTTTTCGTGATGAATTATTTATATTTTGCCAAAGACGAATTTATAAAATTACAGGAACAAGTTCAAGTAACTTTGCTTTGGCTGAAGTAGCAAAAAATGTTGGTACTATAGCTCATCATTCAATTCAAGAAGTAGGTGGAGATATTATATTTTTATCTGCCGATGGAATAAGAACAATTGCAGGTACTGCAAGAATTGGTGACGTTGAACTAGGCACGGTATCTAAACAAATACAAGATAGAATAAATGAAATTGAATATGATAATGTAACTTCACTTGTTATTAGAAATAAATCACAATATCGTTTATTTTATCCCACAACAGATGGATTAGAGAGTTCACAAAAAGGTTTAATAGCGGTTATAAAACAAAATCCTAATACACAGCAAATGGGATTTGAATATGCAGATATAAAAGGATTGAAAGTTTCTTGTTGTGATTCTGATTATATAAGTAACACGGAAACAGTTGTAAGTGGTGGATATGATGGATATATTTATAAACAAGATGATGGAAATGTTTGGACTAGAGCAAGTACGACAGGTACTTTAGATTCTACTTTTAGGTCACCAGATATGACAATGGGCGACCCCGGAGTTAGAAAAAACATGCAACGAGTTAATTTAAATTGGAAACCGGAAGGTGAAGTTAGTGCTAATTTATTTGTTCGTTATAATTATGATGATAGTAATACACCTCAACCTGATTCACAAACATTATCAACATCAGGAGCGGCATCATTTTATGGAACAGGAAAATATGGTTCAGTTCATTATGGTCAAGGAGATTTACCAATTACAAGACAAACAATAGAAGGTTCGGGATTTGCCGTAGCAATAAAAATAACAGATACAAGTAGTAATTTACCTTGGTCTATAAATGGATTTGAATTAGAATTTACACCGGGAGGAAGAAGATAAATGGGTGCAACATATACAAGACAAAGTTCAGCCGGTATCGTTGATGGTAGCGTCATTGAAGCATCAGATTTAAATGATGAATATGACCAGTTAGTATCGGCATTTGCGGTTACTACTGGACATACTCACGATGGAACTGCTGCAGAAGGTGGGCCAGTAACTAAACTACTTGGAACATCATTAACTATAGGTGATGGCACGGCAGGAACAGATATTACATTAACATTTGATGGGGAAGATAATGATGGTGTTTTAACATGGATGGAAGATGAGGATTACTTTAAATTCACTGATGACATTTTAATAAATAGCACGGAAAAATTACAATTTTATGATACGGGTTTATATATTTATTCTAGTACAGACGGTCAATTAGATATTGTTGCAGATACGGAAGTACAGATAGCGGCAACCACAATAGATATTAACGGTGCTGTCGCATTAAACGGTGCCATTACCGGTGCCACTGATATTACTTTATCAGGTGAATTAGATGCGGCAACTTTGGACATATCCGGTAATGCGGATATTGATGGGACAACAAATCTGGACGCTGTGGATATTGATGGAGCAGTGCAAATAGACGCTACGTTTACATCTGGTGTTGACGGACAAGGTTATGATACGAAATTTTTTGGCGATACAGCAAGTGCCTACATGTTATGGGACACATCAGCAGATGACCTAGTTTTAGCTGGTGCGGCAGGAATTGACCTTGCCGGTGATATTGATGTGGACGGAACAGCTAATTTAGATGCTGTTGATATTGATGGAGCAACACAAATTGATGCTACATTTACATCTGGTGTTGATGGACAAGGATACGATACTAAATTTTTTGGAGATACAGCAAGTGCTTACATGTTATGGGATACTTCTGCTGACGATTTAATTCTTTCAGGTGGTGCAGGTCTTATTGTACCTGATGGACAATTCACATTAGGAAGCACAGCCGTATCTTCTACAGCAGCAGAAATAAATCTAATTGATGGTGGTACTGCAAGAGGTACAGACGCTCTTGCAAGTGGTGATGGTATTCTTATCAATGACGCTGGTACAATGAAAATGACCAATGTTGATACAGTATCAACTTACTTTGCAAGTCATAGTGTTGGTGGAGGTAACATTGTTACAACCGGGGCATTGGATGCGGGTTCCATAACTTCTGGTTTTGGAACTATTGACACAGGCTCTTCTACAATAACAACAACAGGATTAATCAGTGGTGGCTCATTAGATATTGACAATGTTTTAATTAACGGAACAACTATAGGTCACACTGATGATACAGACCTTTTAACTTTAGCAGATGGTGCGTTAACAGCACTAGGAACAATAACTGTTGGCGTTGATGACGCAGGGCATGATGTAAAATTATTTGGAAATGCTGCTGGTGCATACATGGAATGGGATGCAAGTGCAGACGAACTTAGAATTATGGGAGCATCTGCTGATGCTACTACTAGTACAGGTAAACTGCTTTTAGCTACATCTCTAACAGATATTAATGCAAATGATGTTATTGGAAAAATAGACTTTCAAGCTCCGCACGAAGCCGGAGGAACAGACGCTATTACTGTTGCAGCTTCTATTCGAGCTATTGCTCAAGGTACATTTAGTGCTTCTGTCAATGCGACAGATTTAATATTCTATACAGGACATTCAGAAGCAGCAGCAGAAAAGATTAGATTTACTTCTCAAAATGAAATAGGAATTGCAGGTGCCAATTATGGTACGGATGGTCAGGTATTGACTTCAGGTGGTGCAGATGCTGCCGTTGCTTGGGAGGATGTAACTGGTTCAATAACAGCATTAAATAATCAAGCAGAAAGCCGATTAGTATCAATTGGTTCTACAACAACACAATTGGATGGTGAAGCAAATTTAACCTTTACTGGTTCTGCGTTAACTTGCATAGGCACAATGACGGTTGGCGTTGACGGCACGGGACACGATGTTCAATTCTTCGGAGCTACTGCCGGGGCTTACATGCTCTGGGATGAAAATACGGATGACTTGGTATTAGCAGGTGCGGCCAACCTGTATTTATACGATGCAGGAGGTGGTGAAAGCCTCTCTTCTGACGGAACGGATTTAACAATCAATTCTGGAAGTGACATTCACTTAACAGCGACTGATGATGTTAACATACCGTCTGGTGTCGGATTAACTTTCGCCGCTACTGAAAAAATTGAATCAGACGGAACGGATTTATCAATCACAGTTGGAGCTAGTGGAGATGTTAATATTCCAGCAGACATTGGCTTGACGTTCGGTGATGACGGAGAAAAGATTGAAGGAGATGGTTCTGATTTGACTATTTCCGGTAATACTGTAAACTTGGATTCTAGTATGAATCATACGTTTTCAAGTACAGGCAAAGCAATGGTATTAGGATTTTAAGGAGGAAATATGGCAAGTGAAGTATTAAAAGTAAAACTACACGCAACACTTTCAAATAGTGAAGCAGATATTCTTACAGCAGCAAGTGGTCATACTTATACAATATTAAGTATTACACTTTGCGAAACTGGAAATGCGGCTGAACTTTTTGATTTATATATTCGAGACGATGCTGGTGGTAGCGATTACTGGATTTATAAACAGCAAGCAATCGGAGCTTACGAAACTTTTGAACATACAGGAAGAATAGCTTTGGAAGCAACAGATGTGCTGTCAGGCATAACTGCAACTTCAGCAGATATTGACGTAGTTGTTACTTATTTAGACCAAACATTATAGGAGAAAATTTATGAGTGGAATTGTAGGCAGTCGCCTAAATAATAGAGGTTCTGGACTGATAGGCAGTCTGGGTACTGACGGACAAGTTTTGACATCTTCTGGTGCTGGTGTTGGTGCGGTTTATGAAGCTGGTACGATTGATGATAATGCAGTAACTTTAGCCAAGATGGCTGGACTTGCTAGAGGTACATTAATTATAGGAGACGCAAGTGGCGACCCTGCGGCTTTGGCTGTCGGTGGTGCTGATGAAGTCTTGACTCACGATGGAACGGATTTTGATTGGGCTGCTGCTTCTGGTGGTGCATCCACTATGGATGAACTGACTGATGTTAAAATGGATGGAACAAATTTTACCAACTCATTAGTAATTCAACCAGACAGCGATGGTGCTGCACCGACAATTGGGGGGGGCAGTCCACTTCCCTCTGATTGTTATAATAATATAGGCATAGGAACAAATACTTTTTTTCATATGACTGATGGCATTAACAATACAGCCATAGGTGCTACTACTCTAGATGCCTTGACTACTGGCGACCACAATAGTATTTTTGGGTGTTATGCAGGCAGTGCTATAGGCACAGGAGGTCTAAATACGTGTATTGGATATAAAACTGGAAATAGTATAGGCACAGGAGCCTTTAATATAATGATTGGTTCAGAAACAGGCTCTTATGCTGTAAATTTAACAACAGGCTCTTATAATTATCTTATTGGAAATTATACATATACTTCGGCTGCTGATGTAGATAAAGAAATCGTCATAGGATATTTTATTCAAGGCAAGGGTACTAATACCACTTATATTGGAGGTACAGCAGGTGCATATAATCAAGAAAATAATGCCTCTTGGACAACAACTTCCGATTCACGCATCAAGAAGAATATCGTGGATAGCACAAAAGGTTTAGATGCCATCAATCAGGTGCAGGTTCGTAACTTTAATTATAGACCAGACAGCGAAATTGAAATTGCCAGTTTCAAACAAGCTGAACCACCATCAGAAGATTCAACAGCCCACCTTCGGAATCAACCAAAGATGCCAGAAAACACATATAATACAGAAAAACTGATAACTGGCGTAATTGCACAGGAGTTTCAGACTTGCTTTCCAGAATCAGTTAAGACAGGGGTTGACGGCATATTAGCTGTTAACAAGGATGAAATTATTTGGGCATTGGTCAAGTCGGTTCAGGAACTATCGGCTGATGTAGAAGCATTGAAGACAGGATAATTTATGAAATTTTATTTCCTGACGGGAATACCGAGAGCAGGGCATACTCTTTTTGGCTCTATAATGAACCAGAATCCAGATATTAAGGTAACTGCAAATAGCCTTGTAATGGATATGGTACGAAATATGGATGAAGCCAGACATATGGATGTATTTAAAAATTTTCCAGACCACAAGTCATTGGATAATATAATAGAAAATATATATCCTAACTACTACAAGGATTGGAATTGCAAATATATTATTGACAGAAACTACTTGGGATTGAATTTGAAATATGCTCCAAGTAAAATAGAGCTTCTCAAAAAAGCCATTAAGAATGAAATAAAAATTATTGTTCTTTTGCGTGGCATACTTCCGGTCTTGCAATCCATTATCAAGAATGTTAGGGAAAATCCTTTTATTCCTCCGTTTGGCTCTTCCAAGAATATATATAAAGGCTATGCCCTTCCAAAGGATTGCTCGGATGAATCAATTTGTGCAACAGTAGCATCAGAAAATGGATTGGTATATAAATCATTTATGAATATAAAGCTTTTATCCAATTCTATACTCAAGGACAATCTTCACTTTATCCATTATAATGATTTAGTTGAAGACCCACAAGCAGCAATAGACAGTGCCTATAAGTTTTTAGGCATTCCTGTCTTTGAGCATAGATTTGAGAATCTTAGCCAATACGAGGTAAATGGAATAGTATATGATGACACTAATACAGAGTTTGGTGAAAGATTGCATATAATTAAGGATAAGCTATCGCTAACGGAGCATAGGCCACTTCCCAAGAATATTGTGGAAAAATACGGCAATTTAAATTTATTGAATGGGATAAATTAAGGAGAACGAATGTTTACAATAGACGAAAAAGAATACGATGAAACAAAACTGGAGGGCAAGGCAGCCATTGAAGCTAAACGAGCAGAAGTGAAAGCGAAGTATCCTAAACCATAATGGATAATACATCTGAAGGTATTGCAGTAGATGCTAAAGAATTAGTTCTTGAAAAAATTATAGATGAATTAAAAGAAAAACCCGTTGAGGTGGTAGTTCCAATTCCAGAACAAAATACTAGATATAAATAAACTTAATAAATACATAGGGAGTGGTCATCTAATATAAATTAGGAGAACTAATGACTGAAATACAAAAACAACAACAACAGTCAAAACCCCAAGTAAATACAGATTTACTGCAGGCTATAAATATAAAGATTTCTGCTCAACGAAATAGTGCTCATAACCGTATTGCTGAATTAGAATTAGTAATTGATTCCTTACGAAGTGAAAATCAGAAACTAAAGGCAACGATAGAAGGGCATAAACTTTTTAGTGACAAGAAGGAGAACAGCAAGGATAAAAAATAATGGCGATACCTACACCAAGACAAGAAACAGGACGAGAAATGCGAGGAATGCCTATTCCTATGGAGATACAGCCTGATAGAGTAAAAAGACTACATAGAATATATAATACATTAAAGTCCAGAGGTGATGATGAAGGACTTGCTGAATTTATGGAATATATGAAGTCTAAGGATTCTATTATTGGATTTGACCAAGAAGGTAATCCTATTTTAGAAGCTAAAAAGGGTGGTACTATCAGGATGCAAGCAGGTGGTACTACTCCTTCTGGGTCTTTATTAGGATTTGGAGAACGACATGAACCTACTATGGAACAAACAAAGGAGCAAGCAGGTCTTGCTACAACTCCTTCTGCACTTCCAACAGGAACAACTATATCAGGTACACCAAAAACAATTCAAACAAATGAACTTTTAACACAACCAACTGATTTAGCAACTTCTACAACAGCCGCTTCAACAGCACCTACAACTAGTTTGGATGTTGCTGTTCCTTCATCACAGTCAGCTAATACCTATTCAGCTTATGTAGCTTCCAATACTCCTCAAGCGAATGCGGCAACAGGAACATTATCATCCCAATCCCAAGTAGGAAATATACAAGGTTCCGTATCCCAAGACGCAGTTGCAACAGCCGCAACACAGGCGTTAGACCAAAAGGCTTCGGTTAAATACCAATTAGAACAACTTTACAGTGCAATGACTTCGGGTACATCACTACCCGCTTGGGCATCTCCTGCCGTACAGAAGGTAACGGCTATAATGGCTCAACGTGGTTTGGGTGCTTCCAGTATGGCAGCATCGGCTATCACACAAGCTATTATGGAATCAGGCGTTCCTATTGCCGTAGAAGAATCTAGACGTTACCAACAAATCCAACTACAAAATCTCAATAATGAACAACAAGCTGCCTTGCAGAATGCTATGACCTATGCGGCAATGGACAAGTCTAA